CTTCGGTGCTTTTCCCTTCTCGCTGTACGGTGCGAGCACGGCACTGGTGAGCAAGCCTGTCTGCTGCCACGGATCCGGCAGAGCGTAATAGTAGCGGGTGAACGCCACCCACTCACTGAGCTCTTGCGAGTCCATGCGGCGAGACAACTCCCGCACCGTCATGCCTAGGTGCCCGGCGAGGCGGAAAAGAAACCTCCGCATCGGCCGGGTCTTCAGTTTTTTGCGAGTTCCTCCACGTCGCTCTCGGTCATGTTGTTGTGCTTCATCGCCTTCTCGAAGAGCTTCGACACCACGGCCGACGACTTCTTCGCCAGCTGCTCGATGCCCTGCTCGTCGAAGAGCCGCTCGCCACTCTCGGGGTGGCACAGGCAGCGGGCCAGGTACTTCGTCCTGAAGTTGTCGATGCCACGCTCCTTGTTGCCGATCCACTCCTGTTCGTAGGAGTCCCGCTCCTCGACGGTCATCACACGGATGCCGAGCACCAGCGGCTTACCGCTGGCGTCCTTCCACTCCCGCACCGTCACCTTGAGCACGGACAAGTCGTCCGACGCGAGAATCTGAGCGGCGAGTTCCTGCACAGTCAGGGCCATGAAAATCTCCTAGGCTTGGACTCTGAGCGTGACGCCGTAGCGGGTCACGTCGTTCACCACGCCTTGAAACGTCAACTTCTCAAGCACTGCCGTGGCACGGTAGGCAAACCCGCCGCCAGCAATCGTGACGAGCGAGCGGACGCCGTAGTTGGCGGTCGAGACGTTGGCCGTTGCAAAGCACGACATCTCTATAGTGCCTAGGTCAAGCGTCCACGTACTGGCGCGAGCCAACGGCAGAGCACCGCCGTGCGTCACGCGCAGATCGAAGACTTCGCTGAACGCGACGCCGTTCCACGTCGCCGTGACGCCCGCTGCGTACTCAGCCATGACGGGCCTCCGTCAGGCTTAACGATCAATGAGGATCGTCACCTGGCCCCGGATGGCATCGTTGGTGGCGAGCGTGAGCGTGGAGCTCTGCACCGTGCCGCCCTTGCTCAGAAGCGAAGAGCCGCCCACGGTGATGGACAGCGTGCCGGTGGACTTGTCGTTGATGAGGGTGCTGCCGACGTAGTCGAACTGCACCGTGCGGCCGGTGTCGCCGGAAGCCGAGCCCGCCAGCGGCAGATCGAGAGTCCTGGCGGTTTCGCCGGTGGTCTGGCCCAGGTGGGCCACGTTGATCTTCTCGTCCTCGGCAGCCGGGTCGGTGAACGACACGACGATGTTCGTGACGGTGTACCTCGTGGCGGTCGTCGGCCACGTCACCACCGTACCGGCACCATCATGCGGCGTCTCGAAAGCCATCGCTTATATCTCCTGCCAGAGGATCGAGTACTGTTGGTTAACCGTGAGAATCGGCGGCAGGTCGCCTCCCGCCAACTGCACCACGCCGTCCGATTCCGTGTCCAGAGACACGTGCCTGACGCTCACGTAGTTTTCCACAGCCGTGCCGTACCCATCCAGAACCGAGCGGCATCGGTCGGCGATGTCCCGGGCCTCGCCGTACGTCTCGGCGTACACGTCCACCGACAGCAGCACGACGCCCATTCCCATCGGGCCGGATAGCGTCTGCGTCCGCTGGATGCCCGTGCGACGCCAGGTGATGAACGGCAGATCCGCCGAGGCCGGTGCCACGACGGGGTACACACGCTGGCCCACGACAGAGGCCACGGCGGGGTCGGCCACCAGGGCGTTTGCCAGCAGCTGCTCAGGTGACTTGAGTGGCATGGTGACTAGCCTCCGATGATGCCGCTGATGGTGCCGGTGCTGGACTGCGTAATCTTGGAGATGGCGGCCTCGATCGAGATGCTCAGCTCACGCCGCAGGATCTCGGCCACTTGGTTTTTTGTCTGCTCGAAGGCGGTCTGCACGGGCGGGCGGCCAGCCACACCACCCGGCCGAACTCCCGGCAGGCGGATGGCCCCTTGGCCCTTCTTGCCCTTCATGAAGAAGGCGTAGGGCTGCGACTTGCTGCCGTCGGCGTTGATGTCGAACGGCCCACGGGCGGCCAAGCTCGATGCGATAACGGCCCCCTGGCCCTTCACTTGGTGGGCACTGACGGTGGCCACCTTGCCAGACTTCATGCGGCGGGTGTGCGACTTTCGCTGGTATGGCTTGTCCGAGAGCTTGGTGACGACTCGATCCTTCGTCCCGAACTCCAGCCACCACTGATGAAAGCCCCGCTCCTTGCCAATCCGCACGCTGCCAGCGGTGGCGGTGCCACGCTCTTTCTGAGACTGCCGGTAGCCGATCAGCCCAACGGCGGCACCGCTCTTGGGATACGGGACCGTCTTGTAGTCGGCGGCCCGCTTGAGATTGCCGGTGGGGCCCACGGGCGTGACTTCACGCAGCCGCAGGTACGCCGGCCAGATGGCCTTCTCCAGCGCCGCCTCCAGCGTGGCAGCAAGCCCCGCACGGCCGTCTTGGCCGAACAGGTTTCGCAGCTGCTCGGTCTTCGACTTCAAGTCGGTGGAGTCCACCGTGATGGAGATGAAGGCCACTAGATCGCCTCCTGGCACAGCAGCTCGTGCTCGGTGCGGTTGCCGTGCTCAAGGATGCTGACGATCTCCAGCGTGCGGCCACGCCATTGCAGACGCATCTGCTGCGTGAGTCCGGTGAGATACCGCATCCGCACCCGGTGGCTGGCCTCGGTCTGCTGCTGGCCCTGCAGGAAGAACTCACGAGCCGAGATGCCCTCGACGCTGGCCCAACGCTCAGCAAACGTGCCCCACGTCTGCGTAGCCTCGCCAAGCGGCGTGCGGCTGTCCGTGGCCTGCTGCACCGTCACACGCTCTCGGAGCCGGCCGGAGTCCATTAGTCTGGCCCCCACAGGATGAGCTTGTAGGTGCCAGTGCCAGCCCCAGCCGTCAGCATCGGCACGGGCTCGCTGTCGGCCATCTGCGTCACGGCCACCTCGCCGTTAGACGATATGAGCCGCCACGCATCGTCGCCGCCGTCGTTGAGGATGCGGCGGCTAGAGCCACTCCACGCAAAGGCCAGCTTGAGCGGCGAGCCCAGCGACACAAGCGTCCCGGCGGCGTTGCGGTACTGGCCGAAGTTGATGGACACGCCCGAGGTGCCGGCGGTGCCGGTGACGGCCACCACTTCGCCAGACGTGTACCCGGTGACGGACTGCAGCGACAGCACCTTGAGCCTGGCCGTGCCAGACGTGTCGTGGAAAAGGGCGTCAACAGTGATGCGGCCGTCGATGCTCATACGCCGTAGAGCACCATTTCAAACGAAGCCGTGCCAGCCCCCAACGGGCCGACCACGATGCCGTCGAGGCCCCCCTGCTCTGTGCCAAGAACAATCGCGTGATTGGCTGGGCAGATAGACAGCGCACTGCCAGAAGCCTCTGCCACTTGACACCTGGTGCTACAGGAAAACACGACACGCTCCACGTCAGTAAAAGACACAAGGCTGCCGGAGGAATCTCGATACGTGCTGGGGCTGACTGCAACCGTTACTGCGGCGGTGCCGACAATGCCAGACACATAGGCACACTTGCCTTGCAGTGAAGAGCCGGACCGCGCTAGTGACAGCACGTTGATTGCGTTGGTGCCGTCCTTGTCGTGGAACAAGGCGTCCACCGTGATGCGGCCTTCAACGCTCATCGGTACGATCCCCAGCGTTGCGAGTCGAGGAGTGACTTCACGCCAAACTCAATCTCTTTGCTGATGGTGCCGGTGAGCACGCTGGAGCGTGCCTCGTACCAGTGGCCAACGAGCATCAGGATGGCGTGGCGGATGGCGGCCGGCACACTCGTGCCGCTGGCCCCGTGGCCGGCCCACCACGTCACAGCCACGGCGTTGTAGTCGTCAAGGTTCGCCGGCCACGTCCCGGCACGCAGCTGCCGCACCACGCCAGGCGTCGAGTTGCGGTCCACTCGGTACGCCGTCGTGGACAGCGTGGCCGTCGAGTCGTCGCCCAGCGTGTAGGTGAGCGACACCGCCGTGGCTGTGCCGCTCGTGGCAATCGGCGGCCGGGGTAGCTCGATCTCGTAGGGGAACGAGTCCAGCCGCATCGTCCACTGCGTGTTGATGAGCGTGCGGTCCAGGTACTGCTCGCACCACTCACGGGCCGCCGTGATCAGCGTCAAGATGTAGGAATCGTCGTCGCT